AAGAGGGTAAAAAACGAATTAGAGGTTCCCAATGCCTAAATCAATCACAGCAACCGAACATGAGATTCAGCAGGCTATCATCGACCTTATAAAAGCGCGTGGCGGTGTCGTTACCCGTGTCAATTCAGGATCGGCGGTATTCAAGCGCGATGGAGTGACACAGGTAATCAAGGGCGCTGAAAAAGGTACGTCTGATTTGATATGTTGTTACCGTGGGGTTTACCTTGCGATTGAAGTAAAGCGGGCAGGTAAAAAAGCAACGCCCGAACAAATAGCATTTCTTGAATCAGTCGCCAAAGCGGGCGGGGTTGGGTTGGTCGCGTATGATAGTGAGTTCGTGGAATCTATATTAAATGAAATTGACACATGCCATACCCATTCATCTGCAATTTGCGGAATAAGACATAACATAATGCAGACTTATGATAACCGTTTATTTGTGAAAGGATAATGATGATATTCAAACTTGTCTTACTGTCAATCGTCTGCCTGATACTTCTTTACGGTGCATTTTCGTATGTCGATAGAATTATCACAGACCGCCACAATGAAATGATGCACGCCTGTAATTGTGGGATGACCGATGAAGAGTTTGAAGAAGTTATGAAGGAGGATGAATGAAAAAACGAACGTGGATTTATATTCAATCACCGCAAGCTTATGGATATTCATGCGAATTGTGTCACGGATCAAATATTACATGGTCAGAATTTGAACATAAGATTTGGTGCCATGACTGCGAAAAAGACATTGACGGTGAGGGCGGTGTGTTTGACGGCCCTATTCCTCTTGGCTTATCTAGATTGATGGGAATGAATTTTGATCGTATTGAACTAAAAACAGGACAAAGACTTTACATGACAATGCGAGGAAGTAAATTCATTTATTGCCACAAGAAGCCTAGTGAAAAGTATGATGCTCAATATATCAAGGGGTTAGAATGAAATCTATTATTCCCGTGGAAGTACACAATATGTCAGGCGATAAACAGGACACATTGATTATACTGACTAAACCAGAAAAGAAGCCGAAAGAAAAAGTCGACAAAGAGATTGTGTCTATGATTAGAAGTAATCCAGGAATCAAGAAATGCAAGGTTGCAAAATGCTTCGGAATGAACCGACGACAATTTGAAAACGTGATAATGCGTATTGAGTTGAATGGCGTATTATTTGGTGAGCTAAATGAATGCTTAGAGATCGTCAAGGAAGGTGGGAGGTACAAATAATGAAAGAGTTGTCATACTTTCGCGCAGGTGCGCTGGCTTATGATCTAGCACAAATTAACGATATTGTTGATGCAATTAAAGAGTTACAACAATTGGCGTTGACTGACAAATACCGTAAAGCCTTAGAGGATGTTTGTACCGCATTCTTTGCAGATGGCGCGGACGGTAAAACAGCCTATAAAATGCACGAGATCGCAAACGAGGCGCTGAAATGAGCAAAGGCTTTGACTGTATGAGAGAGTTATTCGCCTCTTGGCAAATAGAGAGGTATAAACTAATCAGACGTGAAAAACAGAGAGGAGTAGGTATAAGAGAATTGAATGATAGATTTGGAAGGAGTGTTGTGAAAATAGCGTTGAATAAGAAAACACGGATGGCCTATTAAATAGGTAATATCACCTAAATTGTAGGTTATAATAAATTAGCGGTGTCAAATGGACGTCAAAATCGGTTGCATGTAGGTGACCGAGCCGCTACAATAAAATTAGACAACAGGAGGATTATGGCAGAAAAAGAAATGGCGATCGATCAAAGTAAACTTTTGGAAATTGCAAGAGATTTTGCTAAAGCGGATATCGTGGAAGGCGGTTACTACTTTTTTGACAAGGACGTTAATGATGTTGCCGCCACTCCGTTATCTGTAAATAGATGTATCAAAGTCTCAATTAAATATTCAGATAGATATTCAGATCAGCCACTTGACGAAATGTTATCCACTGTAACAGATGAAAACAGACCGGAGTTAGTTGACTTTGGCAAGCCAGTTGGAAAAGAAGTAATCTAGAAAAGGAGAATAAATGATTTTGAAAAGTCGTAAGTTTTGGTTAGCGATGTTGGCTTTAGCTCAAACAGTATTGTTTCAGTTTGCGCCCGACTTTCCGGCTACTGTTTGGCAATCCATTGATGGCGTATTGATCGTTTTGATTGCCTCTATTGCTTATGAGGACGGTCAAGAAAAATCAGCCGGATAAACCGTGTTATACTAGGAGAGATTAAACGTCTATCGCTTCCTCTCCTCCACACATGCCCCCGTGAATATACCGGGGGTTTGTGTGTTAAATCCGCGTAAAATTTATGTATTGCCTATTGACATTATCCAATCAATAGGTTATTATACATACATAACAAACGAGGAGAGAAAACAAAATGACAACTTTCAGAGCATTCGACACACAAACAGACGCAAAAATATTCAAGAGATTTTTAGAAACCACTGGATATGAAAATGTATCTTTGGGAATAGACCCTTACGGAAAACTTTGGAGAGTTTACTTTACAATCAAACAATAACTAAACCCGGGGCGCGGCGAGATACGCGCAGAAAAGAATAAAAAAATGGACGTAAATATAGATAAACTAAAGAAATTATTACAGGAAGTAATTAGAACAGGCAAGGAAGTAAAACAAGAAGCCATTTCTCAAGATCCGTTTTCAGACGAAGTTGGAATGAATATGATGGATACTTTTGATATAGCTATCGAGGATGCAGAAAATTATCTTGAAGAAATAAAAAACTCACCAGATAATAACATTAAATCAGCCGCCTCAATTCTCGGCTCTATCAAGTCAGAGCGTAAATCTAAATCATCCGCTGAAAACGGTAAGAAGGGAGGTAGGCCGCGGAAAGTAGTATAATCAACATAGACTCATTCGCCAAGCGCGGAAAGAGATCGAGCCTCGTCTAAACAGCGGGGCTTTGCAATTCATGCTATAATGAGTCATGGAGTCACACTTGTCTTAGTGAATAGAGATTGTGAGGACTTATGAAATGGCGCATCTGGTTTGACTGGTTACTTGGATTGTTTCGAGTTAGTAAGTTTGCGTGCGCATGACCGAACCTATCAAATGTATTGGAGTTGAATGAGTGAACTTTCAAAGACTGACATATTATCACTAGATTACGGCGGTAAGGTTGCTATGCTTGAAAAGGTAGGGCAAGAGATATTGAATACACAGATTGAGTTTAGCCAGGTTGCTGGCAAGTATGCAGAATTGAAAGCAAACATAGAAGTATTGAAACAAGTAAAATCAGTTTTACAATCTAGCTTGAAAGCGGAGCAACCAGACGGTGGATCAACAAGAGAGTACAAAGGAAATCCCCTCTATCAACCTAAAGCCTAAAGAACGCGCTTTTGTTGATATGTATTTCCGTTGCAATATGAATGGAACGGATGCTTATTCACGCCTACACCCTGATACAAATAGAGATTCTTGTAGGGCAAATTCGTCTAAATTACTTGCAAACACTAACATTCAATCCGCTATTTCTGATTATCTAACTAAGCAAGCAATGGGTAAGGATGAGGTTTTATCCCGTTTATCTGCTATTGCAAGAGCGTCTGAATTCCCGTTTATTAGAATTACAGACGAAGGATTTTGCTATTTTGATTTTAGCGACCCAGAAGCAGAACAATATTTCTTTCTGATAAAAAAGATCAAAACTAAACGTACGCGCCGGGTTGAAGGAAAAGGCAAGGATGCTGAAAACTGGGAAGATGAATGGATAGAAGTAGAATTACATGATTCGCAGCAAGCTTTAAATACGATTGCAAAATATCACGGCATGTTAGTTGATAGAGTTGCTAATCCAGATGGTACTCCGTTGACAACCACAATAAACGTTAATTTGGTAGAAACAAATGCCGAATCAGACGATTAACATAAATATTCCGACTGTCGTATTCAACAAAAAATACATTCCATATCTTGATTGTGATTCAAGGATACAGATTTACTTCGGTGGTTCATCCTCTGGCAAGTCTGTTTTTTTGGCGCAACGAGACGTATATAAAATACTAAAGGGTGGTAGGAATATCCTTGTTTGTAGACAACTAAAAACCACGCTAAGAGGATCTGTTATTCAAGAGATAAATAAAGTCATATCTGATTGGGGAATGGCGCATTTATTTGATGTCAATAAAACTGATGGAACAGTGACTTGTATTGCAAACGATTACCAGATTGTATTTGTTGGTTTGGATGATACTGAAAAACTAAAATCAATCACTCCTAAAAAAGGCGTGTTTACGGATATTAGGATTGAAGAAGCAACAGAGACAGAATATAAAGCCTATAAACAATTAAAGAAAAGGTTAAGGGGCAAGACGCTTGGAGGGTTGAAGAAAACAATCACATTTCAGTTTAATCCTATCCTACAAACGCATTGGATTTATGAAACGTTTTTCTCAAAACTGAAATGGGTTGACAATCAAACAGAATATCAAGACGATCAAATAACCATCCTCAAAACAACATATAAGGATAATTTGCGCTTCCTTGAGGACGATGATATTTATGACCTTGAAAACGAGGACGATAAATATTATTATGATGTTTATACTCTTGGTAACTGGGGTATCATCGGTGAGACAATATTCACTAACTGGAAATACGTTGACATAAACAATCCAGAATGTGAATATTACTTACCTGAAAATCAAAGGACTAATCGCAGGAACGGCGGCGACTTTGGGTTTGGTGGGCATCCTGCTGCGCTAACTTGTATTCACTTGGATAAAAACCATAAGCGCATTTACTTCTATGATGAATTTTACATGAGGGGATTGACTAATCAAGAGTTGGCAGTCGAAGCTATCAGGATGTTTGGCAAGGATTTAAGCACATGGGATTCAGCCGAACCGAAATCCATTCAAGAGTTAGTAATAGCAAAAGTCAACGCAAGGGGCGCGAAAAAGGGTAAAGATTCTGTTAACTTTGGTGTACAATGGATGCAGGGATACGAGTTAATTATAGACGTATCGTGTGTTCATACTAAAAAAGAAATATCAACTTACCATAATAAAACGAACAAAGACGGTGAAGTGCTGAGAATACCAGTAGACAAAGACAATCATCTTATTGACGCGGCGCGTTATGCTTTAGAGGATGATATGGAAGTAAATACTTTAGGTGTTTCAATGAAAGCAAAAGTTAGTAATTATTTAAACGACAAATAAGGAAAAATAACCATGTCTAATGAGGGATTAATAACCGATGCGCTCTATCGTACCGCACCTGCTTTATATTTGAGTATTGATGGCGGCAATTCATTCAAAGCCTCATTAGCTAAACGTGGGGCGCGTGTGGCTAAGTATAGACGCTACACAGCAGGCGATCACGACGCGACGCTTACAACTCAAATGCGTAA